CCATTCCATCAGTTGATACAATACTTTCTCTTTTTAATCTAATTAAAGTAGTTGCACCTTCTGTCAATGGAGAGTTAAAAATAAAGTTTTTACTAGCTACACCTGTTGTATCAAACTGTGCAAACACATCAAATGTAACACCATTATCGGTAGATCTTTCTAATGTTATAGTACCTGTCCATGTACCATCTGTTTCTAGTTTCCAATCAGAAAAAGAAACATCTAATTCTGCTGATGTACCTGTTCCTGTTAATGCTGATCCTGTAACTCGTTTAGTTGATCCACTTCTAGGATGACGTACTTTAATAAAACTTTCTTTATTTGTAGTAGCCATTGTACTTGTAAATAAACTAGCACTAGCAGTAAGAGTTGCACTACCACCTACAGTTAATGTACCTGATGGTGTTATTGTTGTAGTTGTAGTATTTTCATCAAGAAAATGTGGATAAACAAAATCTATTGATGATATAGCAAATTCAGGAACAGTAGAAGTCCTTTGTAATTGCTGTGGAGGATGATTAGGATGAGTAAGTATTAATGTATCAAATCTTGATATAAATTGTATTTCTCTAATTTCTGCTTGAAGATATGGTATTGTACCACTAACAGCATAACTGGTCCCATTAATATCAAAGACTCTAGCATAAGCATTACCTATCTCTACTACATAAACAGTATCACTTGAAAATTCAAAAGGTATTAATCTTGCAGAAGCAGTACCATTACCATTATTTGTTTTAGCTATAAATTCTGTACCTGTTCTTCTTTCAACTCCACCTTGTGGTAAAATAATTCCATTCTCTAAATGTTTACATCCTTTTTTATAAATTTTTACATCAGTTCTACCTAACATAGAGTCAGATAGTTCTCCTGAATTAAATGATGTTATATATTCTATAGCCATTAGTATCTCGGTGAGTCATCATATCTAGATAAAATTGTTTCACTTTCAGGATAATGGAAGTCACTATTTTCAAATGTATCAACACTTCTTGCATAAGGTAATACAATTTTTTCATATTCATTTATTAAAGCTTGTGACATTTTTAATTCATGCTGTAAAGGAACAGCTAACATAATAGCTAATTTTAAAATTAATACTTGAGTTGTTAAAGGATCTAATGTTGAAACATCTGTTGGTACATGAGTATATTTTAAATAAATTTTATCTTGATCACAAAGAATTGTACGACCTTCTACAACATACTTAACTCTATCATCATAAGCTTCTTTTGTATCGTATACATTTAAAACTCTTATACAATCATTAGGTAATTGAAATGCAAAATCAAACTCAAAAGTTGGTGCATCTGTTAGTTTGCTAGGAATAGCTCTTTTTACACAACAATTCCAACCATATATTCGTACAACTTCTTCTATTGCTTGATCAAAAAAAATGTTACAAAGTTTTGCAGATCTAATTTCTGCTTCTGTGTCACTTGTACTTGTGTCAAGTGAAGCGATTGTGTCAGCACCTACTTTAAGAAGTGCTTGATTGCATATATCTATTTTAGATAAAGCCATGCTTTCCTTTAAAAAATGTAGGTCTTACACTAACCGAGAAGGTAGTTAGATGCCTACTGAATTACTTATTATCCATCTACAGCATAATGGATTTCTCCACCTGCAGCGACAGCATTTACGTTATGATTACTGTAAGTTAAAGAAACAACACCATTACCTGAAACAGGAGAAATTAATCCACCTGTATCAGAATTTACAGCAGCGTTGTTAATAGTTATTGCACCACCAATGTCATTTCCACCAATAGATATAGTAACTGTTCCACTTGCAGCCATTAAAGCTGTATCAGCTCTTAATGTTACTTTATATACTTTAGCACCTTCAGGAAGTACAGCTAGTTGAACTACATCAGGAGTACCATCTGCAGTTTTAGCAGTACCTGTAAAAGTATAAGAAGCAATTTTAAGGTCAGCAGCATTATCTCTTGCGTCAAATGCAGCACCTACGACTCTAGTGTTTAATGTAGCATCAGTACCAAATACTGCTTGTACATTATCACTATTATATGTTGTTGAAGCCATTTTTTATCTCCTTATATTTATGCTTCTTTTACACCCAATTGAACAACTTTCTTTTCTTCCATACGAACAGCACCTGTTCTCATGCAAGAGTAAGCGTAGTAATTGAATCTCTTATCGTCACGCTTGCTAATCTCTGTCATAATAGAAGGATTAGTAACCTGACGCACGCTTGATCGTGTATATGCAACACAACCCCTAACATTTGCAGTACCTGCAGCAGCAGCTTCAGGTAAGTCTGTACTAGCACCCCAAGATAGATTTGCAGCAGCGTTAGCAGCAACTGTGTCATCTAGGAATGGTAACTGATTAGATTTAATAATCTCGAACCCAAAGAATGTGTTCATATCGCCATTAACTAAAGACTTAACATTGTTATAGTCAATAGAAGCAGCAGTTGTATCAGTTAATAAGTCTTGTAATGCTTTTGGACTTACAGCAAGATATGGTTTATTTAATGGATCAGAAAGATCAACACCATTAGTTTCCATAATTTCTCTTGCTTCTGCAATTTTAGCAATAGTAAGACCTGTTCCACCATGAGCAATTTTATTTGCAGCAGCTAGAACAGCAGTACCTGCACCTGTTTTTCCTGTTTGTGCAGTACCGAATAATCCTTTTAAGAACTCAATGTCATACTTACGCATTAATGCAGTTACTTGTTGTTGTACATATTCTGACTCAGGATTGATCAGCATTTGTACTTTATCGAACTTATCTAACATTAACCCAACGTCATACGCAGTAGCTGTAACTCTACGTCTGTCGTGAGATATGTCATTTTCAGGAGAATCAGCATAGCGAGAAGTAACCTCGTCAGCAATAACTGA